CTATCCACACTTGCAGCACATTGTACGCATGGAGTTCTTCCGGGGTCATTTCGCGGAGTTCATTGTCATCCATTGTCTTTACCTCCGTTCCAGAACATATCATTGAATTCCGGTTTTGTGACTGTTTCTTCCAACAGCCACATGAGGTTCCAGCAGGCAGCCAGCAGATGCGGTTCATCGTCAATTCCTGCAATCCATTTTGCGAGGTGACGTGCCCCACTGTCAGCGAGAGAGTGATACGGGCATCCAAGGTCGATGTTATGCTCTCCGTACTTCACAGCACCATTCTCACAGTGCTTTGACAGTTCCATGATTGCATTCCACGGGAGTAAATCCATTCTCCCCTTCCCGGAGTGCATATCCCGGACAAAACCATTGCTGTATTCAGTGCGCTCACCGGAATCTTTAATCGGCTTTGGCGCGTGGAGTGCGTGCGTAAGTTCGTCTAATTCAGCCATTATTCTTCCTTTCCATATTCACATGACACACCTCCGTGCCACGGATAATGTTTTGCATATTTGCACCAAGTGCATATCAGCACCGGGACTTTATTGGTACCAAATGCGTCCCGCGTACCCGGAAATGGGCAGAGGCGATAGTTGCCTTTGTAGTCACTCGCCTGTGCCCTGCTTATCAGGAACCGCACTGCTTCAGAATGTGTCAATACGGTAGTTCCTCATGCTTTGCGTCGTACTCGGCCTCACAGGCCATTCTGGCCACCTTCTTCCAGCCGCGCTGACGTCCATACGCTGCGGTATACTCCCGGTTCTCGGACTTCTCCCACCCATCCATCTTGGAAAGAATCACGCCAACATCTTTGCTGTCCTTTGGCGTTGGATTGGTGGGATGTTCAGGATCCGCAGACAGCACCTTTGCTACCAGTTCCTTGACGCAAACGAAATCACCAACGGACTTCCCGGCCAGATACGCCTCAATGGCACCTATACGCCAGTCATCCTGTGTTGCTGCCTCCTGTGCTGCCCGGTACTCTGATACCAGATCCTCACGAGCATAGTTCGGCATCTTCCCTGCCTTGTACTTTGCCAGCGCCTCTGCCCAGCACTGCTCGATGTACTGACGGCATTCCGCTTCGTGCTTGAACAAATCGTATCCATCGCAGTACGTCTGCACCGGGTAGAATCTTCGTCCGCCGGTTGCATCCATCAGAGGCGTCGGTAGATTCGTTGTGCCAATGAAGATGCAGCGCCTTGGCCGGTCGTCAACGTTGCGGTCAAATGGTTTCCGGTAGTTGTCTTTCTGGCGCGTGATAAACGCCTTGATAGCCTCTACTTCCTTTGCACGGGTAAATGCGGCCAGTTCCGGTATCTCGCATATCCATTTACCATCAAGCTGTTCAATTGACTCCTTGCCTTCAACGGACTTTATTTCGCCGAAGTAGTTGTCATTTATTGCCAGAAACCGCACCAGAGAGGATTTGCCTCCGCCCTGCTTACCGATGAGGATGATCACGTCATCCATCTTGCATCCCGGCATCATCATCCGCCAGATTCCACCGGCAAATATCAAACGGGAGCATTCGTGGACATACGGCGTATCATCCGCTTTTGCCCACTTCGTAAGGAAGTGTTCACAGCGTTCCTCCCCGTCCCATTTCAGCTGGTTGAGAATGTCCATGACGGGGTTGTAGGCATTGTCCCGGAAGAAAATTCTCAGGGCGTCGTCGTGCTTTGGTTTAGAATAAATACCGTACCACTCCTCTATATACCGCTTGCTGGTTGCCTCATCGGCATCACTCCATTTCCGGGTCGTAATCTCGCCGGTGATCAGATTTGTGTGCTGGATCTCGGCATAGTTCCCAAGAAGGTTGTACCGGAGAGTGCCGTCCAACACGTCAGTTGCGTACACGGGATCGTATGCCATGATACTATTGATATTGGACACCGTCGCATCAGGGAGTCCTTTTGCATCGAATGTCAACCACGGATAGTCCGTCTGGTTCAGCACCTTGCGGATCTGGTCGTTGACAGCTTTGGCGTGCTTTTCCTTCTCTTCCTTGGAGATTGTGGAGAACACGCCTTGTAGCTGTCGTCCAGTCCCGCCCAACTCTTTCTCGCGTTCAATGAACAGCGCTTTGACTTGTGCCTTCTGGACGTCCGTTTCCATCATGTCCCATGCCTTCTTGGCATTGCCGATCAACTCGGATATGCTTTCCACGCTGGTCACATATCCGCTGTAGATTTCCAGCACAGGATCTTTTGGTATTAACTGCTCACCAATCGCATCTCACTTCCCTTCCATGAGGATTTGGTACACCATGCTCCCGGTGTCCTGCGGATGGCAGAACCGGAAAGTACATCCGTATTTCATCTCCATCGCATCCATCATTCCGACGAGGCGTTCAGCGGATACCGGTGGTTTCGGAACTTTACGGTCAAGCATCTTCCCTGCTTTCTGTGCCCGGATGATAAATCCCCACTTGCGCTCGTACTCTTTCAGGCGAGGGTTCTGCCAGCGCTTTGCGTCATCCATGCAAGTGATGTTCTCATCTTCAATCAGGAACACAAGGTGAATTCCGTCCTCCTGCGCCCGGATACACTCCCGGCGGAACCGGTCATGGTCGCTCACAAGGTCGGAGTAGATTTCCTGCATCCCGGCCTTTGTATCTACAACGACTTTCGGAGGAAGAGCATAGTCACCAACGTTGAGGCGCTGGCGCCGAATTTTTACGCCATTTGCCTCACACCATGCGGATATGTTTTCGTGTTTTCCAATCTTATTGTTGACATCTTCAATTATTGTTATGGGTCATCACCTTCCCCTTCAAATAGATTTATTTGCCCCGGGAGGATGTCGTATTCCATCCACCAGTTGTATACGCTTTGCGGAGTTAATCCCATTTTGCTGTCCTGCTGTAGCTTTCCTTTTCGCTTGCGCTCTTCCAGCATTCTTCCAAATGCCATCAGATATGCAGTCTTGTACTTTGGCCACCTTGCGAATTCACGTTCACGTCCATGCTGCCGTGCCATTGGGCATCCAATGCAGCCAAGTCGCGTAAACCCTTCATCATACAGTGAGCAATATGGAATACCTTCTGCCCGGATAAAATCCCATACATCTCTGTCAGTCCAGTCAATAATAGGATTGACTGTTGTTTTGTGCCTTTTGTAACATTGCTCTACCATCCGACGCGATTCCGCGTTATCGTTGGTCAACACCACCCCCCCCCGCATTGTTAAAGAAAAATCCTTGTTTTCGGTCAAATCCTTAGTGATTTGTTTGTTTCTGGCCATAAAAGTTACTACGCCTTGATTTATCTGCCTGTTGCGTGATTCTGCCCACCGGACGCCTGTTACCGTCATTCTGCCGTCCCCACCATCTTCTTTGAGGAACTGACAACAGTATCGAGCAATTCTCGTTGGAGGCATCAGCTTTTTCGGAATCAAATTCCACATGGTTATCGGTTTCCCGGTATCCTCATAGCGTGGTACTTCCCTTTTGACATCAGGATGTTCCCGCTGAATGAAATGAACCAACTCTGGAGGGTCAACGCTCGTGACGCGATACGTTGCATCATATTTGCATTGTGCCATGTCCAAAAGTGCTTTACAGACTACACTGTCTTTGCCACCGGAGAAGGCTAAGTAGTAACCTTCTTCCGGTTCAAATGTCTTCAGTCTTTCAAGGCTTTTGAACACCTTTTCAGACATCTCGCTCATAATCAGAACGGCAACTGATCATCCGTGACATCATCCGCCGGTGCCATAACAGGAGCAGGTGCTGGTTCCTTTGGATCAACCTCTTTCGGCTGAGACGGGAGATTGCCCTCGCGTACCTCGGTTGCAGTGCAGAAGTCCTGCACATCCAGCGCATCCTTCAGGGAACCATCCTTCTTGCTCCAGTAGTGGCGGAGGCCGATGACAAGGCCGATGCCGCGCTTCACAAGGCACTGAGGGTTGCCCCAGTCGAACACAAAACCGGGATTGGTGGCCTCGACGCGGGTGATGAACTTCTTGAAGCGCCACAGTGCTTTGTCGGTGTAATACACGCGGAACGTGTAATTCCAGCTACCCCATGATTCGTAGGCATCCAGAGCAATGTCCTTGTACTCGCCTTCCACGACGTCATACTCAATCTGAAGAAACTGATGCTCGGTATCATCGGCGACACCGTGAATAATGCAGACATATCCGCCCATAGGCAAGCGACGGTTGCTACCGTTTTCGTTAATGCTATCCCATGTTGCTGGTTTCTGAATCATAATTTATCTCCTATACATTAATAATTTCACCCGTGGCCGGGTTTGTGATTGTGTTGTTTTCGACTGTCAGCAGCGGGCACCAGTACCCGGTGACATTGTCGTTTGTGATATACTCGCCAGTTCGGCGACATTGCTTGCGGGAGTACGTCTCCAGCAGCGGGCAATATTTGCATTTCACCTCATCATCGGTGAAGAAGATGTTTACCCAGCGCTCGGAGTAGGATGTGCAGGCACTCTCAGTTGCCATTCGTTTCCACCCCATCCTCATCTATAGCAATCTCGACTGCGATAGGACTTTGCAAGTCTTTCCAATCAACAGCGGTGAGGTGCGACAGATACGGGAGCAGTGTATTGATGTCTGTCTGCGTTAGGCCGGAAATAATCAGCTTGTTCGACGACATCTGGACAGTTACGAAATATTTCGTCGTAGTCACAGGAACGTATGTCGGCATCACTTCAACCCCCAATACTCACGGATTTTGGAATCAATCGCTTTGAGATCGTTGGGTTCCTCATACTCCAGCATCCCTTCAGGGGACTTCTCCACCCCAAGGCCGTTGCTGTTGGTGACGAACAGATGTTCTTTCCCTTTCGTGATGCAGTGCAGGCATATGGTAACCATGCCTTCAAGGCACACCTTCTGATCCAGTAGTTTTCCGATTGTCCGCAGTTTTGTGTTGCCGAAATCGTCTGAGTCCTCATGCATCATGATGTACACAATGACGTCATCCGGGAGTTCCGTTTTGATGAACCGGAGCAGTCCCCACATCGTGTCGCCGATTGTGTTGTACAGAGCAAACTGATCGCCCTTGCCGTGGCTCCGCATAAACGTGTTGGTCATCAGGTACCCGGCATCATCAATCACTGCCGTCTTGCAGGGCATCGCCTTCAGCTTGATCTTGATGATTTCCACGTTGTCAGTGCGGAGTTCATATTTGAACTTCTTTGCAAACGGAGGCCGCTTGCCGATGACATTTACAAACAGGATTTCATCCTCGGCAAAGTTGGTCAGTGACCGGGACTTCCCGCTGCCGCTTTTGCCGTAAATAAATACTCCTTCAGCCATTATTCTGTTCCTTTCCTTTAAAGAGTTTGTTCTCCAGCGCGTACTGCCAGAGGTCGTTTTCAGTCTTGAATCGCTTCATCATGCCGTCCGGGGTTCTGATTACCCACTGGCAGGCGGAGTCTTTGTGATAAAGAATGTCGTATCCGCCCGGCTGGTGAGAGACTACTTCATACGTGAATCCGAAATAGTCGTGGTACTTTACACTTGCCATTTGTTCGCCAGCCTCCTATACAGTGCATCCTTTTCCGCTTGGTTGTATTCAGGATGCTTTTTCAGTTCCTCATGAATCTCCTGCCTGCACAGGATTTCGCGTTCTCTTAGGGCAATAGCCTTCTGCTTCGGTGCAGTATCTTTCATGTATTCATCTCCTGTCTCCCACACATGGGCAACATATTTGTAGGTGCATACATCGCATGAATAAATGATGTGCGGGTCTTTGCCGTCCTTTTTCTTATTCGGTTTGGCATTAGGGTTTGCCGGGCGGAAACTGCGTCCGATGCGGCCTTCCTTACAGATAGGGCACTTGAGAGCATCATCGCCGGTCGGCAGCATCTCACCCCACGATTCCGGGAAATGCTCCATACAGAGGATCTCAAACAGGGCACCTTCGTATTTCACCTTGTGCCGCACTGTCTTCAGTTTCCCGGCGTCTCCGAAGAACTTCTCGCACTCCGAAATGGTCTTCAGTGCCTGATTGTCATGCGGATCTGCGCGGAGTTTTGCCAACGCGTTGATGTAATCTTTCATGGCCTGTGCCTTCACAGCGCGCATCAGCTTTTCAACAGTCTCCTCGGTGCAGTTTTCCACATAGGCTTCATGCGGAGTCGGAGTGAACAGGGAATCGAAATCTGGCATCCGGTATCCATTACCATGCCACATCGTCGTCACTCTCCTCTCTCAGATATTCGTCGGCGTCCAGCTGCCGGGTGCATTCACTGCATCCAACGATGTCACCATCGATGTCGGCAATGACATAGTCGTACATTTCGGATCCACACGCAGGGCAGCAGAGATACTTCGGTGGATCAGGTGGTTCCAGACGGTAATCTGGCGGATCATTTGCTTTTATAGTCATGGTCAAACCTCTCTTTAAACCAAGAACCATCTTGGTATATTTTCTCGGCGTCTGATGCCCACGATTCCAGATCCCAATCCAGCGCCTTGATCAGCTTGTAGGCAACTGTTATCGACGGAATGACGCCTTTCTTTTCGTACTGGGTAACTGCATTGCTGCTGAGATCTGCTTTATAGGACAGCATGATTTGGCTGTAGCCTTGGCGTTCCCTACGCCTCTTCAATGCCTCTCCCCAAGATCTTCGCGTCGCGTAATCTGCGTTTGAGGGCATCTATCTCCACCTCCTTCTCAGCAATGACCTTGTCTTTGTACCGGAGGTTGCTCTGTGCTTCGGCCAAGATGCAAGCGAGTTGCGCGGTATAGGCCTTCTGAATGTTGATCGCTTCGTGATACTCTCGTGTCATCTTCGTGATCTTTTCTTTCAGCCTGTCATTGCTTTTCTGGTATTCAGCGTTTGTTACCAATGGCCGCCTGCACTTTCCGCAGCTTCAGCTGCCCCTTTAGTTTGATGATTTGCTCATCCAGCCGGTCAATGATTCTGCGCTGGTTGATGATCATCTCATCCTTTGCCGTGAACGGTTGTTCCGTGCAATCAGCGTAACGGTCATCAAATGGTGTGAAGTCCTCCGGGGCAACATACTGTTTGAGTACCCGGTCAATTTTTTCCTTGGTCACCCACATGACGCCGACCTTGTTCTTGTTCAGGACGTCTTCGTCCTCCTCGTTGGTCGTCATATAGGCCACTTCCAGTTCCGTCTCGGTATACCGGCGATTGAAGATACGCTGTGCTTCAAAGATCTTCTCCGGCTCCCAGCCGTAGTCCTCTTCCAGCATCTGCCCCAGAGCGATGGTCACGGCATCCAGAACATACTGCCGGGATCGCCACCAATTCTGATGCTCACGCTCCTCTTCCTTGGACATGAGGTCATGGAGGTATTCAGTGTGCTGTTTCCCTCCGCGCTTTACAGCCTGCTTACTCATTTGATTCCATACCTCCTCTTGTACCGTTCCCGGAAAGAACGGGCGTAGTGCTGATGGAGGTTTTCCTCATCACGCATTTGCTGGCGGACTGCTTTGACGCGCTCCTGCTCTTCACGCCACTCCAGATATTCTGGTTTGTCACATTGTGCATGGCAGCGCACCTTACGATCCGAACACTGATAACAAGGACGTTTCTTCATTGGGAGTCTTCTCCTTTTGACGCATAAGGTAGTAGGATCCGTTTCCGTTGTTCATAATCAACCATCCTTCTCCGTCTGCCTTCAGTTCTTCCCTCGCCTTGTCAATCAGCTTCAGCACTTTCTTCTTCGGCATATCCAGATGCCGGGACAACAGCGCAATCGGTTTTGCGCCCTTCTGGCGGAGTGTCAGTTCAGCCAGCAGGGAATCAACATCCATACTGTGTTCAGCCATGCAGAGTCCCCTCCTCATAGATGCAGTTTTTCTTGATCAGGTCATAGCAAAAGGCCTGCTGTGCTTCTGGTGACAGCATCTTGTATGCTTCAATCAGGATGAAGGTCTTCAGCCGGTTTTGCGAACCTTTGCCATATCCGCTCAGAAATTCTCTGGCGCGATCACCCATAGAAAGCAGTTTCACGACCAGACGCATATCACGTGGTTCACCGCAGTGCATCTTGCACCACTGGCCAATGATGTTGTTCAGCCGGGTGCCCATGTCGTATTCCACAATGGGTTTATCCAGCAGTTCCTTTGGAATCGGAAGGGTCATTTCGATATTCCACTCAAAGAGATAATCAAGGACTTCCTCGATATCATATTTCTGGGTCGCCTTCCACAATTCCATCGCAGTCTCCTGCGCTTCTTGAATTTGGTTTACGATTTCCATTCGCGTTCCTTTCCTTGACATTTGTCGACGCGCACCGTATAATTACAGTGTTCACATTCCATTGCCGTCGGCGGAAGTACCAGTTCCGTTGGCGGCGCTTTCTTTTGTAATCCGCACCGTGCCTTGCATCCCTTGTTCCTGCATCCAGAGGCGGATCACTTCGCGCATGAATTTTTCAGCACTCATTGTCTTTACCCTCCAGCAAACGTGCCAGCGCAGCGCGCACTTGCTTTTCAGCATTCACCGGAGTCCTGTGACCGTTGAGAATCGCGCTCAAATACTTCGCGTCCCATCCGATCTCGTCGGCCAACTGCTTTGCCGTGATTTTGTTTACGTGCATCGCACCTACGATTTCGCCAGTCCACTCTGGCATTCTTTCACCTCCAATCAAAATAATGTTACGGAATTGTAATTTTGCTGTTGACATTAGTAAGCATTTGTGCTATCATATGATTACTTAGTTCAACACTTTAGCTTACCTTTTTCAGCGGCATCATGATAATAGCACACCTAAGTTATCATGTCAATAGGTTTAGCTGAAAAAAGTTAGCTTTGTCGTCATGCACAAATTTAGGAGGCTAACTAAAGTGTTTTATGATCGTTTTAAACAATTGTGCGATGCGAAAGGCATCAGTGTAACCCGTGCAACAGAGGAAATCGGCCTTGCGCGCACCATTGGAACCAAGTGGAAGACCACGGGAGCAACCCCTCGTGGAGAGACTGTGCTGAAGATTGCAGAATACTTTGGTGTGTCTGTTGCGGATCTGCTGGAGGATGACAATGATGATGACACCCTCAACATGACATATGAACCAAAGAACCGGGACGCTGATCTTCAGCGCGCCTTGCTTGGACATACGGTTTCCAAGGAAACATGGGAAAAGATCCGTACTGCTGCGAGGGAAATCGCTTCTTCTGAAGAAAACGCCAGAGGCTCCAATTCCAAACCTACACTCGCAGAAGTAAAAGAAATGTTACAAAGTTTAAATGACTACTTTGATTCGCAGAAGACCAGCTGAGAGGGGCGCCTATGAGAGTTGCATTGTATTGTCGCGTATCCAGTGAGGAACAAGTACGCAACGGATTGAGCCTCGGTGTACAGATTGACCGGCTGCGGCAATGGGCGACAGAGAAGCGGGCAACCGTTGTTGGCGAGTACATCGACGCCGGTGTATCCGGGAAACTGCCATATAAAAAGCGCCCTGCACTTTCCCGGTTCATCCAAGACATCCAGAGCGGTTTGAAGGTCGATTCACTTGTGTTCATCAAGCTGGATAGATTCTATCGAAACGTGAAGCTGTACTATCAGGTTGTTGGCATCATGGAGCAGTACGACGTCTCATGGATTGCAACAGAGGAAAACTACGACACTGCCACCACGGACGGGCGCTTCAAAACCAACATCATGCTGGCCGTTGCAGAGCAGGAGGCCGACCGTGTCAGCGACCGTATCAAATTCGTCTTTGAAGACAAGAAGAGTCGCGGAGAACCGACGTCCGGTAAGATTCCATACGGATACAAAGTGGTTGACAAGCACCTTGTGCCAGACGAGGAGACTGCGCCAATAGCGCAGGAGATCTTCCAGAAGTACCTCGATCTTCGCTCGATTGCTGACACAATCCGCTGGTTGTGGGATGCTCATGGTATCTCCCGATGCCCGTCAGGGATGAGGCAACTACTGAGCAACAAGCTGTACCTTGGATCCGATAACCATCCTGCACTCATCGACCGGGAAACATTCCAGCGCGCACAGGAACTGCTGGCATCCAGAGCGAACCGGCATTCGCCTTCCGGGAAGACATACCTCTTTGGCGGCCTCATATACTGCCGGGACTGCGGCAAACGCATGAAGGCATACCAGCCAGCTAAATACGAATACTATATCTGCCGGTACCATGCCGATTATGGCAGTTACAAATGCATCAACAAGATATCCACCCGGCAGGACAAGCTGGAGGAATACCTTCTGGACAACCTTATCGACGAGATGGTGAAGTACAACGCAACGATTGAGATTAACGATAATCCTCCGAAGGACAAAGACAGGATCCGCAGGAAGATGGAGAAGCTGAAAGACCTATATCTGGATGACCTGATCGATAAGCAGATATATGAGCGGGACTACACTGCTCTCCAGAATGAACTGTGCGAGCCTGAGATTGCCTCCAGAATGGTCGATATCGGTTCTTTGCAGGACACCATCAAACTGTACCGATCTCTATCAAAAGAGTCCCAGAAAGCTGTCTGGGGGCGAATTTTGAAACGTATCGAGATAGATCACGACGGAAATATTTTTTTAATTCCAAATTAACCTTATTTTCACTTACCATTCGGTTACTCACAATAAGGTAACAAGAAACCCCCTGCCGAAACAGGGGGCATTTTTTATTCCTGAGTGTCTTTCGGAACAACGATAATGTCGTTCTCTTTGTGGTAGGCAATGTTGCTTATGCCCAGAATTGCACCAAGGAACATACATACGGCTGCGCTTGTCTTAGCCACTTCCTCTGCATAGGGGAACTGCCAGATCGCACTCAGCGACACGTACAATGTCGTAAGCGCCGGGATGAAAACAAGAACGAGCCATTTCAAAGTGTCGAATACGGAATTCGGAAGTTTCATACTTATCCCCTTTCTAATTCTGCCAGACGCCGGTCAACATCTGTCATGTGTTGCTTAATTGCTGGTATGTTCTCTGCGAACATTTTTGCGTAGTTGTTATGTGACCTGATGTCCTCTTTCATGTCGTCCATCTTGGCCTCCATAACAGCCAGCTTTTTATCCATGTCGGCGGCCTGCTTACGTGTCGTCGAGACGATTGCAATAATCGAACCGGCCAGAGAAAAGGCGCCGGTGATCAGTGCAATAAGAATTGCTTCGCTCAATGGTATCACCCCGGTACATTAATGATTTCAATCCAGTCATCCTCATCCACCACTCCGTTCACCTCTACGTCTCCGCCACGATCTTTCACATACTTCTGCCACTGACGGGTTGCGTTATCAGTGTCCAGTCCAAACTCACCATCGGCTCCATACTGTCCAATGTCATACTCCCAGCATAAGAGGAGGTTCTGCCATGCTTTGACCTGTGGAAGAGGGTTCCCATTGCCGTCACCGTACTCCAGATGGAGATACGTCCTGCGGAATGTCGGATGAACAATGTCAAACTCTTCTGATTCAATTGTATCATCAATGTCGTCATTGATATCATCTGATGCGGTTGACTCTGGTTCTGCCACAACCGACCAATTCGGCCTACCGAATCCAGCGATGTTGCCGTCTACATTGGACTGCATCTTTTCTCTCCACTTGTACTGCGTCCTGCACACCATGTCTGAGTAGTTGCCTTCCACGCACACAATGGTGTCACCGTGAACCTCGACTACAATGCCGGTATGGTTGATCGCGCCGCCATAGAAAAAGAAGATCTGGTCACCAACCTCTGGCTCCCGGTAGAACGCACCATTGCGCTTGTATGCATCGGCAGACAAAGAGCAAGCCGCATATCCCCTCGGTTGCTGATACGTCATCGCGGTGGCATCTTCAAATCCGAATGCAGCAATGTAAGCTGCATCCACAAACACATCACACCACGGCACATTGACAGCGGAGAACAAGTACAGCTTCATGTCCCAATTGCCGTCAGCGTACTTGTTGCTCCCGTCGTACCCTTCGTGATACCCAATTTGTGACTTGCACCAGTCAACGAGTTTCTGCTTCGCTTTTGTAACTGTCATCATTGTCGAGCGCTCCTCCGATGAAATGTGCGTCTGCACGACATTCTGGACATACTCCGGGGTCGTTCTTCCCACTGCTTCTGTACTCTCTTCCGCACTTACTGCATCTGAGGATTTCGCAGTGTCGGTTTGCCCAAATCCGCAGACGGTTGCCAACCACTTCAAAAAAGTCATTTGCCGTCATCCGCTCCTCCAAAATCAATAGGGCAAGAGTCGCCGTCGCAACCATGCTCGTCAATCAACTCGTTGACGAATACATCTAACTCATCTTGCGTAATCATGTTATACACCTCGATTTGAAAAATGAGATGCACTTTTTGTGCTTAATAAGTGCATCTCGATTCTAAGATCAAAAAACTTCAAGTTTTTGAACTTACAGTTGCTATAGCCAAGCCTTCTACCAACAGCTATAGCGTGGTCTACACCGTATGTTATTTACAGCCACACACCGCGGCTTTGGCATGGTAGACCGTCCCTTTGTTAAAACTTAGTTAGTGATTAATTGCTCCAGATAATCTATGGTCTTTAACCGTTAAACGATCTATCGCTTGTCTGTCAACGCAGGGCGGGAGAGGCAGTCGCTCGACCACTACCATCATAGATTTAAAGCTCCATTTTAGTAAGCTTAATAATTCAAATTAAACTGTGCTTGAACTTTTGCCGGAGAAATGTAATCGTACCCATTAATTGTGGTAGAATAAACATTGTAATTAGTCGATTCTTCAAGAAAATATGGTACATCACCTATATATACCATTCCTTGAAGATGAAATGGAATACTTACTTTGTCGATAATATTTCCATGCCAATCATAAGAATATATCCAAAAATGTGTTGTGTTTATACTGTCCCAATATGTTTGATAAATTACGTTCTCTCTAACAAAGGTATTTTGACCATAAAGAGTATCAATATATTTTAGCTTTATTGTCCTTATTACATTCGTAAATGTTGCATCTGCAATTACATACCCTATGGCACTATAGATAATAAATCCATCGCAATCTTCTATGTATGATATTCCACTTGGGTATTTGTCACCAGACCCGAGGGTTGACATCAGGGAAGTTAGGTCAATAGTGTCAACAAATGTTAGGTCACTTGCTTTAATTCTATACAATAAAGATCTGTTTGACGGAATTGTATATACTACTAATAAATAATCGTTATTTGGGTCATATCCTATTGAATTTGCGTGACCTAATACAAGACCGGAACTTCTAAGAACTTCCGTACCAGTAGTCGGGTCTATTTTGTATATAATTGTTTCAGCAGATTCTTCTGACAATGTGTTTGTCATTTCTGCTATGTATAGATATGCGCCATCAGTTCCAATACCTTGAATGCGGTGATTTTCTTGCCCCGCAATAGAATAAATTTGATTTAATTCAAAAGAATTTGGTATATTATACCATCCGTTTTCTTCTTGTTCTTCTTTTAATAATTCTAAATCATTCCTAAGCATAAACGATAGGTCAGCTTTAGAAGTATCACTATCCACATCATAAATTGTAATTTTTATTTTACATTCCGGGATTATTTTCCGCACAGATTCAAGGTTTATTATTTTATGATAGCTAGTGTTAGCACTTGAAACAGTATTTATATTTGACCATATTCCAAGATATTCGTCATTTTTTGACCAAAATTGAATTCTTGAATTAGTAGTTGAAATGAAATATTTATAAGATGGCGGTATAAAGTCAACACTGCATATTGAGTTTTGATGATTAACTTTAGCTCCTGTTGCAGAATCATATTGACCGCTTTGCCATGATATAGCAGACGCATCAACTACGCTATAAATACTTTCCTTTCTTCTATAAACAGTTATACAATTTGTATAATTTTCTGTCATCCCCCCGTTGTCTTTTACTAAAATAAGGAATAATAGATAATTAGGATATAATTCTTTTATTTCCTTAATGTTATAAGATTCTTCGTAAATTTTATACTCGTGGTCAGTTACGAATGTTTTTGTGTCTCCATCCCATCTACCCACATAGTTCCAATTAGAATCTAATGCTATAAAATCAAACCACAAATGATTATCTGTTGTATCATGTAATTTTATAACATCTACTGAATTATTTATTGGTTGATTTGTCATTGCGACCCAAGAATTGTTGACAAGTGTTCCTTCCATATTAAACCATTGACCAACAAGCCATTCAGTAGCAATATATTTATTTGTATAAAGTTCATTGAAATATACTGCGTCATTTATTTTTTCTTCAAGCGAATTTTCATTTTTTGAAACTATAGAAAGTTTACATATCACATTTCCGCTTGATAAAACCATACTGGATTGAATGTATACAGAAATTGCAGTAATATTTACAGGTGCAGTAAAGATTAGTTCGTTATTTGGAAACGCTTGCCCAAAAGATTTTCTTTCGTTATTTTCGTTAAAATAATAAAAGGATATATTTGTTTGTGATAAAATGTTTTGCGTATCAATTACACTTACTGAGAATAATTGCCCACTTTGAATACTAATTTCAATTTGTTTTTTACTTGCATCAATTCCGGAAACTGTCACTTGAACATTCTTTGTATACGTATTATAAGATTCTACAAATACTTTGCTATTGATATCATTTACTGATTCCTTTAAATCACTAACATCATCCGCCAAAACAGCCGGTTTTACGTTGGTGTTGGTCTGAATCGTCCCACCAACGGCAATAGCTGCGGTGACAATATGGAGTACACCCTTCCAGTAAAAATACTCGCCTACATCGTGTGCGACTGTCGCAGTATTCGTAGATTCCGGTTTTCCTGCGATCATCGCATTCTCTTTATCCTTGAAATGGTCAAGGCCTTCAAGAGTAATTTTCTTAGACATATTCTACCTCCTTCATGAGTATAGTGCCGCGTCAATTTCGGCGTTTGTGGCCACATCGCCAGATTTGATCACCCATTCGCTGCCACTCCATGTGTACGTCTCGTACCCCTCGTCGGCGACCAGATAGATCTCTCCGACGTTACCAGAGGCAGGGAGTTCTGACTGGCTTGCCACTACCCCTTTGACTTCAAAACCTGAGCCAAGCTGGGCAATTGACTGGGAGATCGCCCCCTGCAACGCAAGAGGGATTACACCATCCATCTTTTCCATATCATCTTACCCCCACTGCTGACTGCTCTCATTGAAGAACGAAACGGTCTGACTGTCCACGAGGAACATATAGCTGCCGTTCATGATGTCTTCAGTGGGCAGACTGGATTTGTCAGCATCATTGCAGGATCCGGTAATCACGCGCATTGTCGTGCCGTCTTCCTGAATGTAACGCCGCTCATCATTAATGCGAATCATTGTTCTGCCTCCTTACGAATAGAGTAATTCGTCGATGTCTGACGTTGTTGCAACGTCGTCCGCAATGGAGTTGTACACTCCACCATCTGTCCACGCGGAGCCATTGTAGTAGTACCAGTGCCCGTTGGTCATGCCGCTTTCGGAGCCTGTGTACACATATACCTTTGTGGTATCAGTCATGCCTGCTTTTGTGTTGGATGTCAGAGGGGAACCAACATATCCAGCGGCCTGAATGGCATACCGGGATGCCTCATATGCGCTGTCAGCAGATTGCTGTGCAGACGAAGCGGACTGCTGGGAATGCCACTTGCTGTTGTTGTGATACGTCGGATCGTCTTCAGAAACGTCCTCTCCGCTTCTCTGGCCTACTGCCCATGCTTCTGCATTCTCCTGTGCCTCCAACGCGCCCTCATAGTGTTCTCGCACGTATTCGGCGTCCTCATGCATCTGCACCAACCAGTTCTCATACGGATCCGGGAACTCCATGTCCGCATCGATGGATCTCAGAACTGAGGTGGAGTAAATCACACTTTTGGCCACTGCCGCGTCAACAATGTACACCAACTGTGCCCGGCCTCGCCCGGCAAATGCAGTGTCAGCATTGCTGACTACCCATGACACGATTCCATCTTCAACCGTGATCGGACACGCATACGGTGCCGAATCCTTGCATCTCTCATGAAGCAGTTCAAACGACCCTGCTCCGTACTCATCCGCCCATCCACTCGCATCAAACTTAATCGTCGTAACTTCATTCTCGCCCTGTCTTCCAAGAGGGATGACAACCCCCTCCTGTGCTGTGATATATCTCAAAGGTTTTCACCTCCCTTATAGGTTTACCATGCAATGTAATACGTGCCGCTGGTTGTCGATGTGACATTCACCGTTCTTGTCATAGGATCGGTATTAACACAGATTGCTCTGTACTCACCTGTCATCGTCGGATTGCCAGTCCAATAGCCAGACGTGTTCGCACTGAACACAGCGTTTCCAGCAGGATCAAACAGTGAACAATACACGCCGTTTGCCCAGTTGACGATCAGTGTCGCTTTCGCTTCTATGATCGTAATGGTGCCCTGTGCCGTAGCAGTGTTGAAGTTGCTGTTGACTGCCCGGACATACACAGTAGTGGAACCAACTGCCGTACGCGTCGGTGCCGTCGTACTCCACGTCGAATTGTTCGTGCTGTACTGGATGGTCGTTCCAGAGGTTACACTCACGCTTGCAGTGACCGTGTGTGCAGAACCATCGTAGTTGCCGCTGTAATCCCACACTCTGAGTCCAAGGTCGTCTGCATCAGCTTTGGTGATCGTAATCGTGCCGTTGACAGTTTGTGTCACCACATAGTTGCCAGACGTATCCGTGGTTTCGTTGAGCGTGACTCCGCTGAATGTAACGGAATACGTTCCAACATTGGTACCGCTGCCGTATGCTTTGACCGTGCTGGGGAAGTAAACACCAGACACATTGCAAGTGTATGTGTTGACAGTTTGATCGTTTCCATACTTGTTGTACTTCGTATTCAAACTTCCTGCTGTCAGCGTTACCGGAGCAGGGGTAACCGTGATGGTGGTGTTTGCCTCAACCGTCCCCAAGGTGGAATGAGTCGCCCTGACATAGACGGTTGTAGTGCCTGCATTGGTTCTGGTCGGCTTGGTTGTCGACCATGAGGTTCCGTTCGTGCTATACCGGAAAGTGGTGGCAGACTGATACTCTTCCGCGACTGTTGCGGTGATGGTATGGGATGATCCGTCGTATGCTCCATTGAATCCGGTAACAACGAGATTCAGTGCAATTGCAGGATCAATAGCGGAATCCGCATTTGTTTTTCCTACCATATCATCACCTGAGAACCGCAATAGTTGGAATTGTTATCGCTGTGTTGACCTTGGAGTAGACATAGACGCCACCAGCGTATGTGTCGCACACCGGAGCATAGTTCCCGCTGACAACCTGTGCTGGGGCAAAGACAACGATGGCAAACATATTGACCGTAACATCAGTGATTGGGATCGCGCATCGGTACGTGTAACCAGAATAGGTCGGTGTGGACTGCTGCTCCCATGACGATGCAGAAATGTTTGTCCGATAAATATTCGTGGCCTGCCTCGTTGTGTCTGTAGGATGGACATGATCTTCTCTGGAGTATCCTTCAGAAGTGCCAACTGCTGCTGTGCCATTCATGAGAGGCAAGGCACTGCCCGGAGCGCCTTGGCCATCGGAGCCATTGTATACGGAGAATTCTCCGCCTACATCACCATTGGACAGCACCACCTCGTACACATCCGTTGAGCCTCCAGCGCCGGTACCACTCTTTTTCCTGATACTGGAAATGCTGACTCCGTGGGTACCGTTTGCACCGTTGTAGATCTCCAATGGAGAAGTTGTTCCGTCATTGTACTCGATGTTATAAGTATCCAGCGTTCCCGGAGTATGTGCTGCCGACACAGCAACCACACGGTTGATGGACTTCGCATTGGTGACAACAAACGTGAACGACGTTGCGACTTGCTGTGAAGGCAGCTTATCCAATGTGATCGTGTAGGTGTCAATCAACCCGGTCGTGCTGGTTTTCTGGATGTTCGCAATCCCAATGCCTCGCGGAAGGCCTATTTCAAGGGTTCCGGTTGCAGCATCGAAATCAACCGTAGGATTCGCTGTGGGCGCTACAGCAGAAACAGACACATCAAGAATGTTCCGGTTTAAGTAGTTCTCCAGAATGCTACCAAGCAGTTTCTTTGCCTCGCCATTCTGCTCCAAGACGAATAGGTCGGAGGATGTAATCTCACTGGCAGCAGGCAGAGAACCTATTGTTGAATCGGCCATTATTTCACTTCCTCTTGTGCTTTTCCTCCCTGCGCTGCATTCTGCATGGCGGACTCAAGAATTGCGACAACGCCGACAATTCTCACGTAGTCCTCATACCGGTGCAACTCCAGAGATTTGATTTCATTGAGAATCTGCATCATAGTGAATCTGTCAATTCTGAATTCATTCATGTTTCGATAGTACGACCTTAAAGGCGTCTCCTTCCTGTGAAATAGATTTAAGATAGATATAGCCAAATGTTGGCTTGCCGTAATATGTTAGGCACGATGTTTCATCGTGGTTGTTAAACACTGACTTTACTGTTTCCAAATCCACATTCAGTACTCTCAGAAACAGTAGCGAGGCGGATTTCAATTCAACAAAATAGTCGCTATCAAATTGCCGACCGGACGCTGTTTGTATAGTAGCCATTTTTATCCCCTTAACTTAAATCCAGCATAACTGCTTCCGTCCGACATTCTTACCCAAACAGAAGAACCGTCCCAGTTTCCGTCTTCGTCTCTTTCTCTGTAAACATCGACTGGTGTTGCTTTACCGGTAGTAGCGCCGTAATCAACAGCTTGCTGAACATCAATGCCTTGTGAATACAATTCCGTGTTGCCGCTTTTTACATGGACATTTAAATACCATCGATTACCAGACTGATAATAGTCACTGGGGTCAGATGCTGTTGACGCAGACTGCAATGCCATTTGAAGCACTATTCGCATGGTCTTCAGCAACGTGCTGTTAGAATCATAAATGCCAATTCTGCCGTACAGCGTACTACCAGAACGATACAAACTGCTGCCCATGCCGAAGTTATAGCCACTATCGTACTGCCCGTAGTTCGATCCTGACGTTGCCAAAATCGACGCATGATCAATGCCGACAGTAGTTGCACCCGGAAGCTTCACTCTGATTGTCTTCAGGTCGGTACCGGAGGAATTGCGGATTGCGACTCGCCCGTACGTGACACCATTGACGTCATAGTGGTAGCTTGCACCTGTCATGTCACAATCGTACCCACTGGACACATCCGTGTAGTTCGTTGCGTTGCAATACAAGACTGCTCTGCCCGCTGGCACTGCCGCCTTGTATGTCTCAGTGTCAGCTATATTAAAAGACCGTCTATCAATAGCCGCGTCGTTATGCGGAATACCAATGATTATTTTCCCGTCTCGCTCAACAAACGAGTGGTAGTGATCATTGAGATGATACATCTCCTCGCCGCTTGCGTTTTCGACGCTGAACGTGCGTGATGCAATCGAACTGAGTGCATATACAGAGCCGGCAGTGAAGTAATCTGGATATGTTGATGTGTTTCTCTGAATTGCGGCACCGTAAAAATCAGCGTATCCCAAACTCTGCACAACGCCTTCAGAGCACTGTGCCGGCTCGATGGATGCCGGGGTGATACCACTCCCTGAGAACGAACCGCCGTATCCATTGACTTCATCGCTTCGGATGTTCGATGCGTAAATCTCACCAGTGAACGTACCGTTTCCATTGACGGTAATTCCGCTCTGGTCACACTTGAACACTTGCGCTCCGTTTGCATACAGTGTGAATCCATCCGTTGACAGTGACCATGCGAACGAGTTCGTGTTGCCGCCGGTACCGGACACCTTTGCACTGATCTCATTTGCCATAACTTCCAGCGCTGCTTGGAATGCCTGATTGGTAACAAAGGATGAGATTCTGTCCGACATAATAGCAAACTGTGCTGCCGTTTCTGCCAGTTTCCGGTTGTAGCGCCGGTCTGTATTCGTCTCATACTGCATCTCAACCGCTGCCTCTTCAGAGATTGCAGAACCGATATCAGAAAGGAACAAGCGGTTGAATGTGGTGTCCTGCTCAAACAGGCCAGAGAAAACATTGTATGCCGTGATTGCGTCGCCTATCTCTGCGGCCGGGTTCATGTATGCACCCTTTGCGCTGTACGGCTGGTACGCAAATCCGTATACTTTCTTCAGAAGATTGTCTGCTACTTTCTGCCGGTCACTCGGCTTAACAAGCGGACAGTTTGCTGTCAGCGCGCTACCGGATCTCTCCATGTCCACAGTGAGTCGACTTTCATTGTTGACTGTCGTCTTGGTCACGGTGATCACGTCGCCACTCTTCGGACTCGTGACGTCGGAGTAATGTGTTGTCAGTCCGTAAATACTGGTCAGTTCACTAGTCGTCACATATGAGTCAGTCGGCGTTTTCCACTTGCTTTGTTCTGCGCTGTAAGAGAATTTGTAAGTCCCGTTTGCGTAATTGTCATACACAGAGGCATTCGTGACAGCAACACTCGGACTGGAAATAAAGTAGTTGTCGTCCAGATTCAGAATCACACGGTCGTACGGTTCAAACCTATTCGACTTTTTGAAAGACTGTACGTCCTTACCAATGTATATAAGATCCGACATTCGATTAACCTCTCACCAGAATTTTCTTGCCGCCAAACGTGATCGGTGAACCGTCATTGGTTACAAGGTAAAATGTTTCGCCGGGAAGATCTGCAAATGCTACGAACCGCATCAAGCCTTCGTTGGTGATCAGGAAACTGCCACCATACATCGCTGCAATGCTCCCCAGAACGTCTCTGAGCGAGTACTGTGCCGGGAACTGCACGATGTAGTTCGACTGCCGCAAGATCGTCAATGTGTCTTCTTCTGCCGTCACTTCCATGAATGACAGGATCTCATTTACAACTTGCCATGCATACGGATGTTCGTCATCCCATTGCAGCTTTGACGACGGGTACGACTGGTTCCCGCGAAACATTGCATCAAAGGCAACTATCGTCATGACGTCCGAGTCGTCGTCAATCCAGCGCTGATAGAAATAAAACACGCCTTTTTGCAACCACCCAGATGTCAACGATGAGTTGAATACCCGGATGTACGGCTTAATCTCTGCCGCACGCGGTATACTCGCGTTTGGACGGACAATGCTGGCATCCAGCCTGCCGACAACTGCGTTGCCGACGGTCGGATTATCCGTCGTGAACAGCTGCCTGCTGGTTTTCACAGAGAAGATCTTGTCCTCACCGTACTCGACGCCGTTTATAACCAGCTTTGTTTCAACAGCATAGTCGCCAGAACCGACGATTGTATCGAAATTGGTGATGCCAGAAGTATCCTGCACGGTATCACCTCTCGATCAATGGGAACGTAATTCCACTCCAGTATTCATCCCCGTTTGGTTTCTGGAGGAGATAACTCGCCGGGTTGTTGTTAGAATACATGGTGACAATGCGGAGGCCATACATTGGATCCGTATACCGCACAGTCACAAATTCCGGGTATATCGCATTCAGCACCGTGTTCAGGTCGCGTGCCACCAGAGGTACACAGGTGATGTCGAGACGAATCTTTGTCGTCAGTCTTCCGCGCATCATCAGTCCGTTCATCGTACGCCCGGTATTCGGTGCATCAATGTCGTTGCGCGTCCACTTGATTCCACCCTCTGCGATGAATGGAACAATATCCACACCGTTAACTGTTAATATCATTCCATGTCACCTCACAGATTCGCAGAGATTGCACTGAATCTCTGATATTTCGATACGCCCCTTGCCAGCACATCTCCATCCAGCTTCAGGACTACTTCGCCGCCAGACTGGTTGCCCATTGCCTGAGAGACAGCTTCATATACGCCCTGACGGATACCGGAGATAATCTGGTCATTATTTGCAACTGCCGTACGGTTACCTATACGACCAACGAGTTCCGGGCCAGCCTCTCGTGCCATGAACAGTTCGCCTTCATCCGGGAAACCACCGGTTGCGAAGTTCATACCGGCGTACATCCCGCCTCCAGCCTCCATGCGACGTGCGGCTGCCTGATCTGCTCTACCACCGGCCTTGAACATTTCGTTCAGCTGGAGAGTTGCGTTTCGTGCCCAGCTAAACAGTTCCTGCGCTTTCGCAATAACGCCGTTGATCATTCCAATGATCGGATTCGGATCCAACATCATACCGGCACCTACGGACATCAGTCCTGCTGCAATTAGAGCGCCTGCAACCGGCCATGCCGGTGGGAACAGGAGGAGTATCAAGCCTAGTGCCAGCATCGCTCCGCCAACCAGAAGCAGGATGTCACCAAGTGTCTTCCTGATGACGTCCACAATTGCTCCATCACTCAGTGCTGCTGCCGCAACCAACGACACAGCGCCTGCTGCCATCAACGCGATACCAAGCGGGAGGTTGACACCTGTGAATGCCAGAATCGCACCAATGCCCAACAGACTGACGCCCAAAATGGCATCAATATTTCGGATTACCCGTCGAATGTTCTTCGGCATCTCTTCCCAGTTCAGTGCCGCGACTGTTGCCAGTCCAAGCGCACCGGCTGCCATGAGCGCGATACCAAGTCCGGGATTCGCACCACTCAGCGCGAGGATAGCGCCTATGCCAAACATTGCTCCAAATGCCACCAGAGAGATGCTTGACAATGATCTCATCACGTTGCCCGTAAGATATTCCCAGTTCTCCGAAAGCACCGTACAGAGGCCATACGCGCCCGCTGCGATGAGTCCAAGACCAAGAGGTACGTTTGCACCTGTCAGCGTGAGAATCAAGCCAAGGCCAAGGAGTGCCCCTGCTGCAAACAGTTCCAGATCCGCGAGGTGATTCTTGATCATGTCCATGATGTCAATCAGTTTGGAATTTATCGGAATGTCCTCAAACATCTGACTGTAATCAGGCGTTGCCGCTCCGACTCCGCCACCGGTTTCGGCGGGTTCCTCCAGACGGTTGATTTCATCAAATCCCATCAGCTGGTTCTTCCATTCTTTCGCAGCTGCTGCACCTTTCGCGGTGGTATCCGCCCACGACTTGGAGTAGTCAATGGCCTTGAGGTACGTCCTCTTGCCTCCAAGGAGTGCGAAGAACTGTGTGATAATCTCGGCCGCCCGGCGAATCAGTTCGATAATCTTCAGGAGAATCGGCTGGATGGTCTGCAAGAGTGTTGCCCATGCAGCGCCTATCTGATTTGACGCTGTGTAGTTCTTTGTCGCAAGCATATCCAGTGATGCCGCAAGGTCACCACCAAGCGCCTTAGAGAACATATATGCGTTCTTCGTGCCTTCCTCCAGCGCTTTAATGAGGCTTCGGATTGTCTGGCGGAGAACCATCAGTTTTGCCATGCGGGTGATGGTATTCATCAGACTGGCCACACTCTTACCAGCGCCTTTTGACGATCCGCTGACGGACTGCAATGCTTTCGACAGGCCATGCATACTGTTGCCAGCTACGTCGCCAGTACGTTTGACGTTAAATACTAAATTTTCAACTTCCAAGGTTCTCACCACCTTGTGTTAAGTGTTGCTCTCTCTCCAGTTGCTCCCGCCTGTGCTTGGCCTCAAACCTGTTGCCAAGTGTGTTCAGCTGATTGCGGAACTCTTCTACCATCTTCTCTTTTTCCGCCTTCTTCTCATCCTCAGACAGAGGCGTCAGACGGTGAGGCTTGTCAGGGTATTTCACATTGCTGTGCTTATCCACTGCTTTGGAAATCACCGTACTCAGCGCTTCGTAGAAGTACAACCCTTGCAACCAGAGTTCTTCATTCTTCTGCTCTACCGCAAGTCTATGCTTTTCGGCATAAAATTTGAGCATCGTGTAGTCTCCGTTCCAGTACTCGTCATACGGCACACCAAGCGCCATATAGTACGCGCACATCTTATCTAGTGTTTCACTTAAACTTCGATCTTCACTATGCTCATCTTGATCTGTATTATCGGAAAATGACGGTGCGGTTATTTCGTCACTTTCCAAGCCACGTTTCCCTGAGTACCACGATTCGACAGTTCTTCAACCGCTTCGGTGATCATGTCGCCAATCGTAGACATCAGTGCATCAACGGGGCGTCCCTCATCGTCGTATTCAACCGGCATATCTTCCGCAGAGCGCTTCAGGGACTTGAACAACTCGTGGATGACTGCCTTTGTTTCAGTCGGATGGTTCGCGTAAAACGCATATCGGAACAGGACTTCAGGTGCCGTAAACACCATGTCCCGCAATTTTTCTAAGCCATATCCATCACGGTCAAGCTTTTTGAGGACATTCAGTGTGTACTCAAGCTTGTAGTGCTTGCCGTTCGCATCAAATTCAATGCGTGTTTTTTCACTCTTCGCCATTACTCATTCTCCTTCTTCAACTGAAAGAAAGGGTGGCATCATATTTAATTGCCACCCATCTATCTTACGTGCTCGGCAGATCCTGCCATCCAGCGTACTGATTTTCAATAAGCTGGACTGCACCCTGCACCGCACTCGCAGATTCGACATCCGGGAATCCCATTTCACACGGTTCACACCGGAAATAGGCACCAAGGGTGTCGCCGGGCAGAGAGAAGCAGAACCACATACCTTTGCCACCAGTCAGCGCTGCATATTCAGCCACAATCTTGTTCCAGTCAGTACGGGAAGTCGGATTGATGTTGCAGCTGAGACTCAGGTTGCCGTCATTCCCCTGAAGGCCTTTGACGAATCTATGCCGATAAATTTCTGACAACGGCGTAACGTCATACTGCTCATATTCAGCGGTCAGGCCAGAAATGCCGGTTACAAAATCGGCAATATTCAGAGTGGCACCAGACGCCTTCTCTTTGTAATCAGCGGCTGCGGTAGGACGAACACCAGCTGTCGCTTCCGGTGCATACTGTATTTTGATGCCAGCAGTAGAGATTTCACCAGCCATTTGTATATCTCCTTTTGATAAAATCGTTATGTCTGCGGCAACTCATCAGCGGAGCCAATCACGCGCCGATATGTTGCCCTTATTCTATAGTTTGTACCGTCTGCCCCGTTCTCTACGTTCACAACATTGGTTTCGTTGTAGAACAGAGCGAAGCAGGCGGAGCGGACAGTTTCCAGAATTGCGTACGCCTCGGACAGTGAACCGTTTACCCGGCCACTCACAATCTGGATTTCAACCGTACTCGTGCGGACTCCCTGTGCGCCTGCGAAGGTCATGTTCTCAGCGTTGCGGAAATCGCCGATCTCCCGGATGAACACGGCAGGCATTGACGGAGGTACCGGCTCGTACGTGCCAGCGATGTACATATCTGGATACTCTGCCGCGACAGCGTCATGTATGAAATTGTACACAGCATTGCGCGTAATGATCATCTGAATACCTCTTTGGCGATTCTACTCCACTCCTGCATGATGTTCTCCCAGACAGTCTGCATACCGTTGCGCGGCATTATTTCGGTGTACCAAATGCCGCCAAAGTACCAGCGTCCGTTTTCGGAATATTCCCTTGCGTGCGTCTCTGAGTATGAACCGGAACGCACTTCAAACGGCATCATACTGGCATATCGGTTCCCGCTTTCGACGGTGTCGCCAGCGCCGAATTCAAGGAACACAACACCTTGGCCTGCCAGATCGATGCAATACCCGTTGGTGATCGGAGAGACGGAAACCGTTACTTCCCCGCCGGTGTAGCCAAGTCCGTTCAGCGTATCGCGCCCAAGGTCGGCGAGACGCTTCAGGAAGATGTCCACCTTCTTGTCGAACTGCTTGGCAAGACGCTGGTATTCACGTTCCGCACGCTCGATACTTTTGGCATTCAACGGGTCGATATCAACGACGTGCTTACCCACTGATAGTCACTTCCCGGATCGCATACACGATATCGTGCAGGCTTGCGGCCTTGCGGACAACATAGAAGTTGTACGGCTTGTCTGGAGTCTCCCCAACCCAGAGGATCGTGTCCTCTTGGATGGGGCAATTCAAGTCCGCTGTGGTCATCGTCTTGCTGTAGACGCAGTCAATGCCAAACACCTCTCTGTTCGCATTGCCCCTCGCTGGAGACACATTAATGCGAAGAGGAGTCGGATCTGAGTAGGTTTTCACCTTCTCGCCGGTTTTGTACCCATTGCTGTCTACAGCATCGGTGTACCCAGTGAACAGGGCGTAATAGATTGTCTGCTTGTTGATTTCCAACTCACGCATATCATCACCCTATCCTTGGAATCTGGTTGACGTGCGCCCGGATGTATTCCAGCATATCGGTATAATGCCATTCTCTGGTGATGCCGTTCTCAACGTGTTTGAACTGGTTCTCGCCACCCTGCATATTCAACCCGGCGACAACGGCCTGCACGATGACTCCATCGTACTTTGCAGGCACTTCCGCATCCTCCGGTTTGTCAGCATAGTTGATATACATCCAGTTGAGGATTTCCTCACGCGCCGAATCAAGGTAGACGGTCAGGGCATCGTCCTGCGAAGAGTCTTTGATTTGAAGGATTGTCTTCAAAGTCTTCATCTTTCCAGCACAGTTCAACGCGTCCACCTCCTGTCCCTTTATTTGCCTTCAGCGGCAGTTTTCTTGCTGCGTTTCTTAGGAGGTGCAGCCTCCTCCTCTTTCTTTTCCTCGACGGGAACGGCCTCGGTGAAGAGGCCGATTATAATCCCGCCGGGAATCTCAGTTACCGGGCAATCCATGATCAGGTGTTCGCGGTAGAGGCACGATGTACGTAAACGCCCTTCACTTTGTGCTTCAGAACGAAGATGTCGTGATAGAGACGCACATCAAACTTGTATGCATCCATAGTCTGGTTCACAGACGGTTCAAAGATGCGGAGCGGATGATGCTTAATCACGGAACGAATGGCGTTCGGATTGATGATCATGAAGTTGATGGGGTAACCACCGGCAGTGACAGTGTAGCCAAAGCTGTTGCTGGCGCCAGTGTTCAGAGTAATTGCTGTATTGAAACGATTCTTCGGAACACGGACAACTTCCATCTGGTTGAACACTTCGATTTCACGGTTCACACCGTTCTCGTTGGCCAGAATACGAGTGGTCTTGCCCTTGAGGCCAGCGTAGAACTTTTCGGAAACATAGAGGAACATACCGGGGGCATACGCTTCGTCATCTGCCATAGTCATCTCGGCTGCATCAATGAGTGCCGGGCAGTCGGTGGTACCGACGGTAATGTCAGCGGCTGTACCGGAGACTCCAGAGGTGGATGCCAGCTTTGCGAAACGGTAAGCGTCAACTTCCGGGACTTCCTTGGTACGAACGAATTCGCTTGCCAGAGTACCGAATGCCATGCCCATCGTCTCTTCGTTGTCCATTGCGTCAACAATGAGGGAAATGCCACGATCCTGAGCGAGCGTGTAGGAAACCCAACCGGAAGTTACAGAACCGGCAGGAAAACCAGTAGCGCGGCTGTAGTTGCCAAAACCGTCCATCTCGGTTTCAAAGATTTCAACTTTGTTTCCACCAACCCAGTTGATGTTGCCGTTCGGAGTATCCAGTCTGGAGGTCAGGGATTCTTTCTTATAAACACCATCAAGAATCGGCAGAAACTTCTCTGCAAGTGCAATAGTATTTGCCATTGTAGTAATCTCCTATCAAAGTAGTATCACAACCCCGCATATTTCATTGCATCTGCAACGATCTTGTCTTCAACGGTCTGCGGCTGCCCGGCAGGAGGTGTTCCTACAGACAGATGGGGTTGTTTGTTAAGTGCCGCAGCTTCAAGATTTTTCTTTGTGTCAGCGATGAACGCCAACTGGTTTTTCAGCACAGTCTCAGTGTCGCCAGTGGCCTGTGCTTTGGCTGATGCAGCCGCAAGTTCTGCGGAGTATCCAGCCGCGAGGTACGCCTTCTCCAGCGTAGCAACAGTCTTGTCCATACGGAGAGTCGCCAGTTCTTCCTCAATTTTCTGCTGCTGTTCTTTGCGCTCTGCCTCGGCCTTCTCGGCCTCTGTCATCTTTTCGTGAAGCTGGCGTTTCCAGCTGGCAGCCTCGCTGTTCGATTTCGACAGCGCTTCCTTGAGTTTCTGGATTTCTCCGTTGTCAGTGGCCGGTTTCGGATCGTCAAATTCAAAACCTTCCAGTGCCTTCAGTTTGTCCTCAACGGACATGGATTCATAACCAGCAATTTTGCTTACATCAACCTTCATGTCTTACTCCTTTGCCTTTTAAGGTCTTCAGTGACCATGTGTGCGATTATCGTCTTCCCTGACGTTTATTTATTAAGTGGCATTCGCCAAGCTTACAGAGAGATAACAGCGGCAGTTTACGTTCAATTCAGGATCATCGAAATCTCCGGGAAACCGTGCCTCATGACCGTCCCATGTTACAAAGACGTCGTCAATCGGCACCGTCTGCCCTTCGATGTCCTCATGCGCTTCACGTACCTTGTCATCCATCATGGTTTCCCATGTTTTCATGACTTCAAGGCCGCTGGACTCGGCCGCTGTGTACAACGCCTCGTTGGAGTCCCGGTGAGATTCCGTCTCGGCGATACGCATGATGTCCTCAACAGTGCCACCGGCATCAATCTGATCCCGCAGGCGCTCACGCCACGTTTTCCCGGCAATCTTCTTGTTAATAACCGCGTCCATGTTATCCACATCGACATCTGGCTCAAAACCAAGCATCTCACCGGCAGTCGCGTTCCCGTTGAGGTAGGACAAGATGAGGATGTCCTCGATCTCGTCCTCAAGTTCTTGGTACGTATCAACGTACCGTCTTTTACCGTCCTCGTCGGTATATTGACCGTATGACAGCGAATTTCTCAGCGCATTCAGCGCATCAAACGGCATCAGTGTTGGATTCGGCATTCTTGTCGTCTCCGTTGCCATCACTGTCACCTCCACCGTTTACATCAGGCTTGTCCTGATTAACAGGCTGGTTCACGGCAGGAACCACCTCTTCCTGTGGAGACGTCCACATCGCTTTGATGTACTTCTTTGATGCTTCTACATCACTAATTGGGTCGTTCGACAGTCCACTCTTTGCAAGCGCAATCTCCGGGGCGAGGCCAAGCTGTTTCATGTTCAACGCGGCCTGTGTTTTCACCAGAAGGTTGTTCATGCTGTTGCGGATGAACGTCACATCAAAATCGGAGATATCAATGTCCCCAATCAGTCCCCTGCGCTTGAGGACACGCAGGAAGACGTCGTCGAATAGCTTGTTCGATGTACGGTACAAATCCTCTGTGTTCCGGGCATCAGTATCTGCTGCTGCCCAGCCGCTGCGGAGGTATACAGCACCGACGTTGTCCGACGTACTGCCACCGTCGCGTACACTGGACGGTACACCACACTTCTCCAGCATCTGTTCATACAGATCGTCCAGAGTCGTCTGTGTCTGCGTCTGATCAAGGGACTCAGACATCAGCTTCACATCCGCCTTGTTATCAGTGGTGGACGTGAGAACAATGAGGCCGTTCTCCCGGATGGTATTTGCCGTCTCACCTTCCGGTAAGTCGCAGTTATACAGCACCATGAGGTTCTGTACCGTCTGCTCCACAGCATCAATTCTGTTCGACTCTGCCGTGTTTATGGCGTCCATGAGCGCAAGAGAGTTCTCAAATGCACTCATGCGTGTGGATTTGTAAACATACTCAATGATCGGTACGCGCCCAATGATGTTGGGTTCCTCCGATATCACGCTGTATGCAGCTGTAAGCGGATCCGGGTCAGCAGTCGTGTCTTCACCGGTCGGAGCGCCCATCAGTTTAAATACCGACTGCTCCGTGAATACATCGATGTAGACAAACTGCTTGTCGATGACGATGTTTACGCCATACACCGGCTTGTTGCCCGGCTTCAGAGAGTAAACAACAAATGCGGAGCGAGGATCCAGCGCATAGACGGACATAGGCCGAATTTTCGCTTCTTCGTCATCCTTTACCGGGTCACAGAAGATAACTCCAACGCCAACGGTATGGAACCAGTCCACCATCGCGTTGTCCGCTGCCTGCTTTCCAGATGTATACAGAAACTCGTTCAGTTTCTTCACCTGATTCGCAGTCGCGTCGTCTTTCTTCCTGCTGATATAGCTTACCGGCGACGTCAGGAAGTACCCATTCTTGAACGTAACCACCATGTCGGCGTTGTTGACCAACACCTTGTTGTTGATCTCCGGGCGAATCTCTTTCGTGCGGCCAAGAATCGGCTGGATTCCACGACGGTACCAGTAGAGATAATCCATCTCCGCCACGTTCGTCATGTGGATTCCAAGCGCACGGTTCACCTCTTCGACGACAGTCTCTGCTGTCAGCGTTTCCGCTGCCGTATAGATCTTGTCACGCCCAAAAAGGTTCATCGTCTCCAACGAATATGTTGTTGTAGTGCTTGCCATTACACATCACCTCAACGATTCGCAGGCCTCGGTGCTTTCGGTTTGCGCTCCTCGGCGCCAGCTTCATACGTCCCGCACCAGAACCTTGCGTGTTCAGCAACAGCGACTCCGTTGTCTTCAACGTGAAGCGCCGCCTCCTTGCCACTATTCAGAATCTGGTTCAGCGCGTTGATCGCGCCGGGATAATCTCTTATATCAATCATGGTGCTACCACCTTTGAGTATTTAAGGAAAGGAGGGCACGGACGGTTACCACCCTTCAACGTGCCCATATGTAAGAGAGGAGAGTGGGATTTCCACCCACGACAATTAGTTTCAGCGTCAACACTGTCCACAATGCATTGTCCGTGACGCGAGGTACCACCAACCGGAGGACGGATGGGGAAAGGCGGGATGGAGGAGAAAAGTACAAAAAACCCCCATGAGGACACCCAAAGAATGCAAAAGAACACAAAAGCATTCAGAAAGGAAACGAACCTATGACATGAGCAAATGCCACTATGATCCAATATCATTTTACCAAGCGTATAATGTAAAGTACATAACAAAAAAGTCAAGATAGTGTGGATTTCCACATCATCTTGACTATTTTTATGAACTATTTCTTTATAAACGGGAAGTTATGCGGTACAATAGAATAACGCGTTAAAAAGATCTCCGGTACGTCTTCATCCGCCCGGCGGAAAATGTCTTTACAAAGTTCTCAAGGTCGGCCATCGCGTCTGGAACGTCGTCGTTTTTGTTCTTCCCGGACATTGTGTAGCCAGTAAGCTGCCGCATGGCGAGACGGTACTCTTTGTCGAGGTGACTCCCCTGCCCTTTGCCTTCATATTCGGACTCAGCCTTGAATAAGCAATGCGATTTAACCCACGAGGATGCAACCAGTATCCTCGTTTCTTTATTGGTCTGGTTCCACTTGGTCGTCACATGGCAGTGACTGCCCTTTGCCACCAGTCCCTTCTGGACGTTGTCGGCGAACAGAGTGCCTCCTCGGTTGCTTTCAAAGCGAACCATGCCGACGTCCAGTTCGATGATGATGTTGATGATGCGCTCTTCAATCACATCCGGTTTCCCGTTGTCGCATATCCACCTTTCGACATAGTAGTCGTCTCCGTATTTATACGCAATCGGCATCGCGCAATAGTCGGATCCCTGCTCCTTTGTATCGCAGACACCAATGATGGCATCCGGTTCGCCCTCTGGCAGCGTGTAATACCTTCGTAACTCCTCCGGGGCATACAGCTGGCCTTCACGTTCAATCGGTTCACCCATGTACAGCGCCCGCCATGAGGCGTCATCCATACTGCGCTCAAGGTCGTCCAGCATCTGGTCGGTGTACCCAAGGCCGAAGGGGTAATCAAAGTTGCTGTGCCCGTCCTCGTCTCGCGCCGGGATATTGATGAACTCCGCCCTCTCGTCGCCAGCGTAGATGTCCTGCAATCTGCCAACGACGTCGATAATGCTCCAGCGCGTCTGAATGTGCAATTCCTTTACCCGGTTCCCCTGCTTTCTCTGGCGGAGGTCGACTGTATACTTCGCCCACAATTTCTCCATCTGGTCGGTCGACATGGCCTGCTCGATGCCCTCGCACAAGTCGTCGCAGTACAGCAGATCCGTTGCGCGCACCTTACCGGCGTTCCCGGCTCCCAGAGACGTCATTTCCACCGTCTGGAACCTCTTCCGCCTGCCAAGGTCGATACGCATATGCTTCGCATTCTGTCCACAGATAGGCACCTTTGGGAACACATCATGCCAACAGTACTCCCCGTCCTTATCCATTATCCGCAGGCACTCATCGTACACGCCCTTCAGGAACTCACTGTTGTGGCTGCCTATCAGGGTCTGCAACTCAGGGTGCAACCCGGAGATCCAGCAGACATAGAAGATGGCAATCGTTGTCTTGCCGACGCCGGGAGGCAGCGAGATGGCCAGCAGATCCAACTCATTGTCCTCCAGCCGCTGGAGCGCCTGCGCTATCGGATACAGCTGTTTCCGCCTCGGCTCGTAGAACCGCTTGCTCGGTTCCCTATCCTTCTCTATATACCGGCAGTAACTATCGAAATCGAACGGCGCTGCCATGAGCAGCAATCTCCAGTACAGCCACTCTCCCCGCGCATCCCCGGACTTCAACTGCTTCGCCAGCCTCCTCCGTATCTGCCTGCCGTACTCCAGCGCCTTTTTTACATTTTCGGAATTTTTTTCCTCCGCCACCAGCAACCCGCTGGCATCCATCACCTCCGACGCGTCCTCCTCGATCAGATGCATACAAAGCGTGTACGCATCCTTCCACGCCTCCACGTCGTCCATCCCTATCAGCCGCTCAATCAGCTTCTCGTCTCTCTCCGCCATGCACATTCACACTCCCGTAATTATTTTGTCACCAACGTAAGTGTATCATGCCTGCGGAAAAAAATAAAGACCTTTCTGAAAAGTTCCAGAAAAGCCGGTAAAACCTATAAATCTGATCACCTAATCAACTATAGTTTGGGACACGGGACAGACGGGACACGATTTCCCTTTTATATTATACGAAAATCATACTTTTGCACAAAATATAATTTCCCTCACGTTATAACCTCATTTTCTTGTCCCATTGTCCCATTTGATCAAATATATTCACTTTTAAACAGCGTATAGTATATATATTATAATAAAAACAGCATATCTGTGTACTTTTTTCATGGGACAACACATGGGACAGTGATGGGACAAGACGGGACAGTGGAATTTTTAACGAGGAAAATGCTCAACTCGCCTGCCAATCCAGCCACATAACTCCCCTTTGGTGGCGGATTTTTGGAGGGTCTTTTTGTTGCTGGGGGATATTTTGGGAACTTACCCCCGCTGAGCCAAGGTTGACATAATCCCCGTGGGTCATCCACCCACCCGGGTGTGTACAGTGGGGAAGAATTATGTTGACCACTGGTAAACCGCGTTATGTGAACCATTTCGGCAGATCCTCAACTTTCCTCTCTTATTTCCAGTTTGGCTGCGAAAAATGGGCAAATTTCAGCGAAAAAATACCGGAAAATCTCGCATAATAAAATATTATACGAGGTTAACGTTAACCTTTCCTGTTTTGTGTACGTGATACGCGGACACTTGTACGCCAAGCGCGGGCACTCCATCAAAAGTTTTCGCGGCTTGTAGAGGTATGTATTACTTAATACACAAATACAATAATACACGTATCCATGTATACAATTAGTTAGTCTCCATTAATAATGCCCTCTTCTGCTATGCTGCTGGGCGGATCCGGGGACGCGTCGCCGGTTGCATTGTCGCCGGTTGCATTCTCTTTTATAAATGCATCCAGCGCGGCGCGCATGATAGCAGCCGGGGCAACGCCCGCGGCAGCGCATACGGCGCGGACTGTATCCGCGTATTCTCTTGTTACCTTGATAGTTAAACTTGTGTAATGCGCTGCATCATATTTATTTTGCGCGCGACGTTGTGCATCAGTACGGGGCATTTTGCATTTCCTACCTTATTAAATATTGAATTATGCAGCAGCGGGCGCCGGTATCCGGGCACGTTGTGCAAAGTGCTGCAATTGTTGTATAATTTGCTCTAAAAATATACGGTATTTCATTATAGATTTGTGCATTTTGCGAATTGAAATATAATGTATGCCGTGATAAGATATAGACACAATAAATCAAGGGGGAAAACAAGAATGTTAAAAACAACACAATTTACCGGCTCTATTCGTGAATATTGGGATTTTGGATCCGTCCGCCGCTTGTGCATCGCGGAAAACTGGTATACCAGCGGAAACAATGAGCAATACATGAAAATGTTAAACTTTGTTGACGACAACGCGCCGACAATGGAAAACCTTATTTTGGTTGCAACTGATATTTATTTGCATTCCGAGTCACATGATGGATGGACGGAGCAAGAGGAAATTGAAAATGTTCTTTACTTGCTTATTAATAAAGCGGTTACACGTTCAATCACACTTTATGACAAATAAAAGGGGGATCAAACAATGAACAAAGTGATCACTTGCAATTGGTACCACTACATTGATTTTGATGGTTTTCATACTATAGAGATGGAATTCATCAATAACATTACCGGCGCGGTACGCTGGAAGATGTACAAAGCGGAAACGCGGAAAAAAGTGCAGGCGAAAGCAAAAAGAGAGGAAACGCGCATTGTTAACAAAGCGATGCGGATATACGGATAAAACATTGTTTTTCAGCCAATGCCGACGGGCAACCGTCCGCCGGTATTCACGGGAAAACAAAGCGGATCCCGGAAAAAATCAAAATCAAAATCAATTCAAGGGGGATAAAAAAATCATGATAGCAAAAAAAGGTGAAACATTGTTCCCGTCGTCTTGGACGTTCAACGCCTGCCGGGTAATTAACCGGCTCGCGGAAATTGTCGCCGATAACGGCGGCCGGGTAAAACCGGGCACTGAATTTTTCATTGTTAACCGTTCTCTTTTGGAAGCGGTTGAAAATGAGAAAAAACTTGTTGACTCTTTCAAGCGTGCACGCGAAATTTACGGTGCAGACAATGAAACGCGCAACAACGCAATTGCAGAACACGAAAACAAACTTGCACGGTATATGCTTATTGATAACACGCCGCGCCGGGTAAACCAGTCAACATATATTTCTTTTGTTGTCGACGGTTTCCACTATTATTTCCAGTTTGACGACAATATGTTTTTCCCGTTTTACGGGCACAAAATCCCGGTTGTTAACGGGAAATACAGCCGCGATTATTACAGTTTTGAAGTCGATAAACAGTGCTTTATGTATGATGCGTTATTCTCTTGTACTTGCCCGGAAACGGTAATTGACGCGGCAGCGCGGGCACTGTATCAGGCACTTGTTAACCATAGCACAAGCGAAAAGGCGCGCCCGGAACGGAAACGGCAGCGCGTCCGCAATGTTTACAATTCCGGTTTTCATTATGAATATGTTGAAAACCGTGAACCGGAGCGGATGGAAACTATAGACTTTTAAAAAATGCCCCTTGCAAATTGCAGTTTGACAAGGGGCGCCCACAATGCAACTCTTTGAAACTCTCACATAACAAATTATTGAAAAGGGGTATTTATTATTATGTCACTTACAACTAAAAAAAGCAAGCGCGAAATTTATGAGTCCTACGGAATTTTTTATGATGCGGAAACGGGAAAAATTCTTTCCCCTGAACTTGGTTGGATTAATCCGGTATTAATTAACGGTAATACAAAATTAGGCCGGGGCGTATGGACTTTTTCCACACTGCCGTCAAATCGTGTATTTCATGTTGTTATCAACGGGAAAGCATATGATATAAAAGGAACTTGCCCGTGCAATTGTGCCGGTTGTTATGCTCAAAAAGGGCATTATAACGGGACGGATGTAAAGGCAGCAAATGCCCGGAAGACGTTTCTAGCATATTACCATTTAGGCTGGTTAAAACGTGCAATACTTGCACAAATAGAGGCGGATAAAATCCAGCTTTTGCGGATCCATGCAAGCGGTGACTTTTTCAGCGCGGATTATATCGAAATATGGCGGGAAATTGTGAACCATTGCCCGGCTTGCGTATTTTGGACATATACCAAAAATCCGGCCGCGGAAAAGGCTTTTGACGACTATTCCAATATTAATATTGTGCGCTCTATTATCCCAGGCGTCGGTTTTAATTTCGGAAAATGTGAGTACATCATCAAAGTATATCACGCCTTGACGGCAGCTGGCAAGCGCGTTTACATCTGCCGGTGTGGTATGGATAAAAATCAGCATTGCACAAACTGCCGCGGCTGCACTGAAAATGAATTTGTTCTTTTTGTTGAACATTCAACCGGTTACAATGCGGAAAAAGATCCCGCTTTCCCGGAATTGTGCTCCATGATTGACGGGCAAGGGAAATAATATGTCTATCGGTATTTTATCAATCGTTGTCGCTGTCGTTCTTTTCCTGATATCGGCAGCTGGGGCGGGGCAGGCGGAAAACAAGCGCCCAGCCGAAAAGGATTATAAATCAATATACGCGGCAGCGTGCCCGCGTGAATTCTGAAAAGGGGGATTTACAATGTTTTTACCATATAGTTTCAAGTGCCCGGTTGTATACAACGACTTGCAAGAGGCCGAAAAGGCCGGTTATATCTTAACCGGTGAATATACAAAGCAATGCGGATATGTTACGCGCGCCGGGGATCCGTTGTATAGTCGGCCTGTTTACCGTGCAGGCAAGGGCAAGCGCGCCGGGCAATTATTTGTTCTTGTGCCGTCGTATCAGAAGACAATCAATTGTTTTCGTGCATGGTTAAAAAAGGGGGGCGCCGAAAATGAGTAAAACCGGCGTTTACATCCGCCCTCTATACGACTATGCAGTTATAGACCGGAAAACCGGCGCCCGGGAAATTGTCAAAAACGCAATTTTTAGTTTCACGGCCGCCGACGGTATCACGGAAATATGGTTTGATAATAACACTTGTATAACCTATGAGCCGGGGACGGTTGATGTGTACAAAGTATAAAAGAGAGAGGTATAATACTATGATAGCAATTAAAATCGCGGCTTTTTCCGTTTCATTTTTCCCGTTTCTGTTATGGTGGTGTTTTGCATTATCCCGGCCGGGAAAACCGGCAGCGCCTGCCATTGTAGACAAAAAGCCGCGGCCGCGCCCGGCTCCGGTAAAACAAGCGCAACCGGTACAACCGGCAGCGCGGGAAATGGTTCCCGGATCCGCTGAATTTTATTACGGCCGTTTAGATGAATTATATCATGATTTACAGGCCGCCCGGGAAATAGAGGACGCCGCCCGCGGGAAAGTCAACAGCAACAACCATCTGAATCAATACGGCGCGGTTGTCTCTCAAAAGAATGTAGAAAAAGCGCTTTGTATGCTATACGCGGCCGAAAAGAGACGCCGAACCATAGAAAACGAAATTGTTAGAACACTGAAAACAATAGAAAAAGCCGGGGCATAAAGTCCCGGTTTTCTTTTTGGGGGATAGGGGTTTACATAACACGGTTTACGGATATTATTCATTTTTGGCGTATATAGGGAACTGCTGCCGGGCAGCGGGGCAGGGCGGGGGCATTCCCGCCGGGGTTTACATAATGCCGTTTAGGCGTATATACTCACTGTGTACCGGATCCGGGGCACGCGGGCACGCTGGAAACGGCAGCCGGGCGGGCGCTCAAAATCGGCGCTATTTGCCCGCATACGGCGCCGGGCGGGGTGGGATGTGTTTCTATATTCCCGGCAGGGCGGAAAAGGCAGCGCGGGGCATTGTGGCCGCGTTTCCGGGCAACCGGGGCGGGGGATAGTTTACCGGCAGCATGGCAAATTATGCGCGGGGCGCGTATATTGACGTGAAATGCCGGTTGTGTTGCGTTTTAATACGTTCCCGGTATAGAAACACATTCAGCAAAACAACGCAAAATAGGGGCATTTTGACGCGATTTTAAAACAGTGCAGGCGGCCGCCCTGCCGGGGTAGGGGATTAACCATTTTATGTGAACCGTTTTACGGTAAACCATATTCCATGCCGTATATAGGCCACTATGGTTCCCCATTTCGGCGGGGGAGGGGAGGCGCTGGACGGGAAAATGCTAAAAAGGGCGTATATATGGCATTTCTGGCCGGTTTTCGGTACTTTTCGGCCGACTTTACCACTTTAGCGAGGTAAAATCTGCCTGAATTATGTACTTTAGTACGCTAAATTGGTAAATCGCTAAATCGCTAAAGTAAAAGCGCTAAAAAGGCGTATATTAGTGTTTTAGGGGCGTAAAAATCCGAGGCGGGGTTTTGTCTGTGTTTTCCAGGAGAATTGAGCGCCTCAATATTATAAACATTCTATGCGTACTTGTCAAATCCGCTGGAATTTTTTAAAGTTGAACCGGGCAATCGATACATTTTGTACCGTTTTTGCGGTTTCAGCAGCGAAAATGCGGGATTGAGCGGGAAATAAAAAGAGCAGTGGACGGAGGATGAATCCACTGCTCTAGGCGTATATAGCGAAATTCAGGAGGAAAAAATCTCGCTATTGTGTACTAAGATAAAGATAAAGATAAGTGGTGTTACCGCGCCTTCTTCTCCCAGTACCGTTTATTGATCTCCCGCTTTTCCTTGGGGTGGTCTTTGTTCCACTGACGCTGGTATGCATTGTGCTTGTCTTTCGCAGTCCTGCTCATACCAGAGGGGCGCTTCTTACGGTAGGTCTGCCCTACGGTTGCCATATTATCACCTCGCTTTGTCTGTATTCAGTGTACCATAAATGGGACTGTAACGCAAACAATAAGATAAAGATAAATTGTGAATGCTTAGTCATCACCAATGTGGGAGTATTTGTCGGCGATCTCGGCGGCGGATGGAGTTTCCTCTTTCGACACGTCGGACTCGTAGTTCTCTGGCTGGTCACGGAAGGAGTCGTAGTTCTTCTGCCACCAGATGCCGACCACGGGGTGTATCTTCCCTTCTGCCATAAGCATCTCGCGGGACTCGGAGCAGATGCCACGAATGTAGAGAGCAAACTCCTTGTATGCAGGATCTGATGCCCGGCGGATTCCAAGCGCCCAGTCCTTGACGTCATCGCGTCGCAGGCCGCAGGCTGAGTAGGCACCAGAGTTCGTTATTCGGACATGATGTTCCACGCAGAGTTTCATGTATTCCCACAGACATTCATAGAGGGTGTCGATGTTGTTGACGTCGGCGTGTTCTGCAATCTTCCGGGTGGCCAGAATGATGGTCGCGACCTTGGTATTGATATCGTCGGTGTCGTCGATAATGGTTTGCAGGGCATTCATGGAGCCGTATTGGTTCCGGGCGATGAGTTTCTCTGTGTTCCCGTCAGCAATCTCCTGCCACTCGGCGTCAATTGCGATCTGGCCTATGGCGGGGTCATGCGGATGTTTACGAGGTCTTCCCCCGCCTTCTCCTTGAGACATTGCTGTCACCTTCTTTCGGATAAAGATGAATGATCATTTAGTATAGCCGCACTGTTCCAAAGTATATTCAACGTGCGAAATCAAGCTGTCGTCGATTTCAATGGCAATACCGTGTTTTAGGTCTATGGTTACTTCATCATCGTCTTCTTCCACGCTATCCATCTTGCCGCAATGTTCACAATCAATGGGGCAAGCGTCATTATCACAGACGGAAGGATTGTATGCATAGCGATCACTCATGATTCACGCTCCTTATACGGCTCTGCCAACCATCTTTTGATATCAGACGGGTGCAGCGCGAGGATAGAATTTACCGCATCGTCACCGAAGAGTTTACGGAACTTCATCTCGTTGGTGACGATTGGATTGGCCTTACTCCACATTTCTACTGCTTTCACCATGCTAAACACCTTGTCAGCATCGAGTTTCATCCAATTTGATGCTAGGCAAGGCTTGTACTTCAGCGGGCAACCATCACAATTGCTATATGAATGACACATTCTTTTATGCCCCTCTAAAAATGCAAGTGCTTCCATTATTGCTGTAATACCTCCTTTTCGTCCATCGATATCCCAAAGTTCTTATACAGTTCGTCCTTTGTCTCCGAAACACTCTTGTCAATTTCCGCTCTGACAGCATCTTCTGGTTTAATCTTCAACCACTTCTTTTTGAAAAACTGCACATCTTCCAAATAATCCTCTTCGCCTGTGTCACCACACAGATACCAATCACAGGAGTAGATTAGGCAAAGAACATCATACACCAGTTCTGAAATCTGCTTGTCGCACATGGGATTCGCTTGCCTTGCTGCCTTTACGCTTTTGGAATATTCACGATATTTTGTATCTTCACCAAGACCATAACGAACATCAGAATTAGGATACATATCATATCCAAGATTGCACTGTCCATAATTCCACCGTCCTCCGCTCATGCTTCCTCCTCCGCTTCGATGATGGTCGGCATAATATTCAAATCATTCATCAGACATTCATAAACGTATGACCACGATAATGGTGAGGTATTTTTGTTCAATTCATCTTCTACTTCCCTTTTGAGAATTTTGCCGAGAAAATCCGCATCGATCAATCTGCCGTGCGGTGGAACTACCTTTGCTTCTTGGAATGCTGTTATAAGCATATCGCATAGTTCTGCTTCATAGTTTCCAGACCACATTTCACAAGATTCCGCATCTGCTTTCATTCTGCGGAGTGAATCTTTGAATCTGTCCATTTTCCAATGTGCGATAAATACTTCTGGAATATCAATTACTATCCTCATGCTTCTGCCCTCCTGTTCCATGCATTAACAACATCCTCTTCTGTAGCGTCACAATCATCGAGAGTGAAGACGGTATCGCATCCTTCACAATAAATCACTATATCTTTGAAATAACTGTACGCTTTGTCGAGATGTGCGTACCCACCGCAGAAGGGGCATGGTTTTAGTTCATTCATGTTTCACCTCTGCCTAATTCTTTTCTCATAGCCTTTAAAAGTTGGCTATTCGTCATTGGTTTTATGCTAAACCTCATGTCATCTGCTTCTGCATTCAGCCAATTAAGAAAGTCATTCTCTGTCATCGACCAAAGTTCGGTTGCATATATGCCGAAGATGTTTTCAAAAAGGTCTCCGTTTGTCATTTCGTTCATGTTTCACCTCTCATTTAATAATTCAACAAATAACCCGGCAATCATACAAATCAATAAGTAATATTTGAAGGCATAGAGGTCACCATGTGAAACTAATGTTCCTACAATAGCGCCTAAAACACTTCCAATTATGTAGAACAAATATTTCATGTTTCTGCCCTCTCTGAAAACATCTCTTCCAGTATTTCTTTAAACAAAGCTGCATTTTCAAGGCTCGTGAATGATGCGACAGCGATCATCTCATTTGGCTTGTCATCGAGCATAACACACAGTGATTCGTGCTTATGATACGGCAGTTGAACTACTGCAACAGTTATGCCGTTTTTATGGATTCCAAGCATTGTTCATTTCTCCTTTCAGTTTGTTCACGACATTTATGTCGGAGACATTCCGCTAATATAATGGAGATTCTTTTCTTTTGGAAGTTCTGGAAGTGGCATCCAATATTCGACGTCTTCGATATCTTGATCATATCCATATTTGTCTTCGAAGAATAATTCATTAGTTTGCCGATCTCTTCTAAGTTCCCAAACATAAATTGCGTCTCCATCATATATCAGACACTCTTCACCCTCTGGCGGCAATTTTGATTCGATGCTAATCCATTCGCTGTTATTCTGCTCGGCCACATCGGAAGCAGGCAGGTTTTTTGCACCTTGAAGCACATACTCATATAAAGCGTCATCACAGTAAGCATTTTCCCCAAGCGCTTCAGAAATGAACTGTAACAGTGTTGCACGATCAATGCGATCACCCATTGTTGACCTCCAGCGTGATAATCTCCGCATAAGGTAAAGATGTAATCCACTGGCAGAAATCGTGCCATTCGCCCAGCTTGTGGTCTTTCCGGGCGTTATAGATGTGCTTCAGAGTCTGGTAGTTCGTACTCCATGTCCTGTGCTGCATATAGGATTCCGGGAGCAGGGTGATCATGCTGTTCCAGTAGGAGCGCTCCTTGGTGACGTTGTACATTGACCGGCAGCGGTTAAGTTCCTTGATTACGTCACACAGGACACTCATGGTTTCATCGTCAACCTCGTCGTAGGAAAAGTCGTCAAGGGAGAATTCCTGCTTATGGATGCAGTGCATGGTGGAGTCGGAGTTGGCAACAGTTCCGATTTTGTAGGTATCCAGCTGTTTCCACCAGTACAGCGGCGCCCGGATGTCCGCAATCACCGGGAGCATACGAAGGAACTTACCGTGGTCATCTCCCGCCCGTGAGAGGCGCTTCATGAGGTCGAGGTCGGCGTCGCCGATTATGTGGCATATCTCGCCGGTCTGACCATTAAAATGCATCTTGCTGTCTGATTTATCCCATGACGCGTAGGGGTTCCTGCACCCGGCAATCACTGCTTTCCACTGGGCAACACTGGGGGTAGCGGATGTTCTAATTTTGATCATATTTTCTCCTATCTTGTGGCTAAAAGTCTCAGTGCCGTCATACACACGGCAACGGTCATTGAAGTTGTGATCACAAGCAGTGTGGTCGCGAAGTATCGTTTGTCCTCATACAGATACACGGCAGTGAACTGGAGTAACAGCATGATGCCGTAGGAGGCAACCAAAGTTATGATGTTGGCCAGCATGACTGCACCTCCCCTGCCTCAGTTTCGACATCATATGCCGTCTGCAAGGCGTCATTCCATCCGTGCTGGTATTCTGTCTTGGCCTCTGGGAACTTTGCAGCCAGAAGGCGCTCGGCGTCGATTTGCTTATGCTCTGTATTTGTCATACATCATTTTCGACCTTTCTTTTGTGAGGTGTACATAGCGCTGGGTGGTATCGATTTTGGTGTGGCCAAGGAGCGCGGAGACGTCCTGAATCGGCATATCTTTTACGATCATGTCGGTGGCAAAGGTGTGGCGGAAACGGTGCGGGAATACATTCTCAACATTTGCTTTTTCGCTGAGACGGTTTAAGGCCGCCCGCACACCACCTTCACCAAGTCGGCGCCCATTATCTGCCTTTATGCTGACGAACAGATAGCTGTCGTCTGTGAGATTCTGCCGCGTGTCAAGGTAGCTTTTCAGCAACCACGCTGTCACTTGGTCGAAGAACAGGATCCGTTCCTTACGGCCTTTGCCATACACGACGAATTCGCGGTTTCTAAGGTCGACATCCCGGAGTTTGATGCCGGTAAACTCAGACACGCGGCATCCTGTGTTGAGCAGGAATGCGACCATTGCCTTGTCGCGCAAGACGGTGCAGGCATCAAAGAGTTTCCGTATATCGACACTGGACAGCGGCTGCCGTACCTTCTGCTCACATTTGATCGTGCCGATATTCCCGCATGGATTCTTCGCAATGATGCCTTCATTCAGCAACCATTTGAAGAAACTATTGAGAACGTCCTTATACCCACGGATTGTGGAATCCGCTATGCCGCGTTTCTTTTCCTTGGCGAAGTAATCGCGGATATGGTACGACGTCGCCTCCATTGCGGCCACATCCTCATAGTAGAAAAACTGGTTGAGAATGTATGCATATCTGGTCATCGATTTCTGTGTGCAGCCTTCAGAAAGCTTTGCGTCCACAAACATCTGCACCAGATCACTGGATGCCTCGACGGGATCCCGCGTAGTGTTAGTCTTGACAATTTCATAGTTCACCAGCGTTGCCAGCACAACGGTGCGTACACATTCCAGCGCTGTCAACGGGATCTTATCCTTGAGGCCAGTTTCGATATCAGTAATAAATGTTTGTTTGTCGATATACTTTGCTCTTTCCATTCCTTTACACCGCAATAAACGCAATCACAGGCAGGAAGTAAAACCACATGAGTTTCCAGTTGCCGGTGATATAGGCCATCAACGTAATTCCAGCTACCAGAGAGATGCAGAAGAGGTTATCGAGGAAGACAATCCATGTTTGCAAGACGTTGTATGCATGGAATTCCTCTGGGGTCATTTCGCGGATTTCATCGTCATCCATTGTCTTTACCTCCGTTCCAGAACATATCATTGAATTCCGGTTTTGTGACTGTTTCTTCCAACAGCCACATGAGGTTCCAGCAGGCAGCCAGCAGATGCGGTTCATCGTCAATTCCTGC